GAAGATCACCTCGGATCCGTTTGTCCCGGCTCAGAACAGAGAAGTTTCCATGTCAACATACATGGTCTTCGACGTTCCGAACCAGGGCTATTCGAATACCGAGATTAAAAACGTGTATCTGGGCTTTAAGGCCCTTTACACGACATCTTCGGATGTTCTCATCGACAAACTTCTTGGCGGTGAGAGCTGATGAAGGTCTGGTCTCCCGTAAGGGGGTCCAGACTCTTCTTCGATCGAAGCAGACAAGTCGTTTCATTTACTACTTGTTTGCATTTATCGCTCAGCAGATCATTTCCGTACTTGTACGGAAATTTCTGCCATAACACTGCAAAACGTCCGAAAGTTCGGATGAATGTAGTGTTCTTCTTCTAAGAAGAAGAGAGCGGTATCCCTGATGCGAGTTACATTTGGCTAAGGAAAGCTAACCACCAATTATTAGATTGGAGGGGCTTTGAAAAGCCTAATGTTGCTCTGGGAAAAGGTAGCCTATGAAATGGCTACCTGGTGTAACACTAGCGCCACCTTGGACATCAAATATGTCCGCGGTCGGGTTAAGGACGAGGGGTTATCGTTTCTAACGATAACCCTACCAACCTTTGGAAAAGACACCCAAAAGTGTCTTGACCTTGGGAAGGTAGACCGTCGTCTCTTCCAAGGATTTTCCTGGAAGATAGGTCTCCCGAAATTTCTTTCGGGTTTCCTCGGTCTTGTCTTTGACCCTAGCACTGGTGTGCTATTGGATAGACCAAATATCGATGCAATACACTCTGTACGTCAGCTAACGCTGATGTATCAGAAAATGTTGCTGCCCTGCACTCCCGAGAGGAAGCGCAAGGCATTCGATCTTTTTATCCAATGTGAGCAGGATGTCCGTCAATCCTGGACCGAACTCGATCTTTCCATGAGGAAAGAATTCGAGCGGGTCTCGGGAGTGATTTTCGGCCCTATGTTTACCAGGATGGATCTTGCGATCCGCTCTGGGGACATTTTGCCGAAACACGGTCCGGGTAGCGTTGCGGAGAAGTACTCCTCTAATGAGAAGTACTACCGTACGTCCTGGACACGTCGGCTGGAAGAGGTCTTCCCCTCTGGGGATTTCCTCGTACCGAATGACCGCTTTTGGCGGGATTCGGCCCAGCTGGACATCCTCGAACCCGGTTCCGAGACTCCCGTTAGGGTAGTCGCGGTCCCTAAAACGCTCAAGACACCTCGGATAATTGGCATCGAGCCTGCAGCTATGCAATATGCACAGCAGGGGCTCCTCGCCGCTTATCGTGAGAGTCTGAGAATGGACTCTGTCCTCTCTCGGATGATCGGAATTGATGACCAAGTGCCTAACCAGCTCTTGGCTCAACTCGGATCCGGAAACGGATCCCTGGCTACGCTCGAT